CCACTGCTGGGGTTCCTCAAGCGGGATCCCATGCAAGATCGGGATCATCGGATCATTTTCACGCCCGATAGGAATGGGAAGACACCGCGCCCCAATGTCTGCGGTAGTCGAGGACGTGTTGCGAACACCTATCGCGTTGCAGTCAAAACGGGTGTCCCCCGGGCGTGGCGGACCCTGAATCAGAGTGGTCCTAACCTGGTTGTTCGACACGCCGGAGGTGAACGAGATCCCCTGCCAACCGTGCTGGGAGCGGGAATCCGGGTCATAGGCTGCTGTATTGCCATCCTCAACCAGTAGCGGCTCCCACCACTGGTTGGCGCGGCGCTCACCATCCGGGCACTGCTCCCACCCGTACGCGGGCGCGATGCACTTGTAGCTCACGTCATAGAAGCGCACCACGTCACCCGGTTGGTACCGCTTAGACGGCTCCCAGTTGAACGGGAGTGGATGCAGCATCTGGGAGCGGTCCACGGTAAGCATCAGATTGTTGGTGCGCCTGAGCTCAATCTCCCACCCGGAAATGATCTTTCCAGCAGCCTCAATCGTGGCCTGGGTGCCACGGGTGGCCGCGATGGCCGCGCCCTCCTTGGCCAGGGAGCGTTTACGCAGTGCCTGAATCCCCGGATACTCAGGGAAGCCAAGCTGGGCGATAATGTTGTCAACCAGATCAATGTGGGTGACATGGGGGTCTGCTGCGAATCTGGCCGCCTGAATGGAGGTGCGAACCCGGTCAAGCCCCCAGCCGATCACCGCCATGAATTTGGCAAGCTCAACGTTATCCGGGGCCTCTAGGGTGAGCTGGCTGCCACGGAGCATCCGGTAGTGGATGGGCAGACGGGACCACAACCAGGCACCCGAGTTGTGGTCCACGATGTGCAGGCAGCTTGTGTAAGCGGCCGGAACCCACACGCCGGAAATCTTGATGTAGATCGCGTAGTAGTAGATCTCACCCGGCCGTACACCACTGTCCTGGAAGCTGCTTTCCGGGGTAACGGAATCGATCAAGATCAGGCCATCGGTTTCCGAAGACGGGTACCCGTAGGGTGATTTGAGCAAACGAAAGCCCTCAATCTCACCAGTGGGCTGGTTCCAGGTGAGCTCAATCGTACGGTAGTTGATGCTCCGGGCTGAGAAGCTATCAACATCGAAACCCGGGTTGAATTCCGGGTCAGGACCATAGAATCGGGTACCGTACAGGCTAGAAAGGTAGATGGCCATAAATCACCTTGCCCCAAAACCGAAATCGCGCTCCCAGTCAGTCGAATACCGGTACCTGTCTCTGGCTACCTCGTCCACCCACCGAACCCCATCCTCGTGAGTCCGGAATGTTGGCGCATTCCTGTTCGACGGGTAGTACCACCTTGGGTCATCAGGTTGGATGTGGATGAAATCAATGATCCGCCAACCATTCCGTTCATGCCCGCCATAAATGGGGAGGACCATGCAATCGTCGAAGTTTCGCCGATCCGGGATATTGGTAGGCTGATCGATTGGACGGGTGCCCGACGGTCTGTCGGGCGGTGACTCAAAAGGGATGCTCGTCCCCTCCCCGTTGTACGCATCCTGGCATCGCACCAGGTGGGCACGCAGGTACACGTGGGCGAGCAGAATGTGATCCGGTGCCTGAACCTCGGTTCGAATGCCCAGGCTGATCGTGGTCCCAGCCTGGAAGGTGTCCTCCCAGGTCAGATTGTTGTGCAGCGCGTAGGAGTTCGTGTCATCTTCCCGGATCACGTCCCGGACACCCACGTCGTTTCCGTTGACCTGAAGCCTGAGCAGCCGGGCCGCGTTCTGCTGGCGTGTGTACGTGGTGGACGCCCAGTCGCACTTCGCGGTGATCATCCAAAGACCGGTCTCATTGATCCGGAAACCGGTACCCGTGGACATGCCGAACGGGTCATCGTCCGCGCGCAACTGGGGCGTGTGCCACTGGTTAGGGCTGGCCCGGAAATTATGGTGTGAGCCCCGGAAGTAGGGGATGTGCTCACCGCGTGCCACGGACTGAATCCGGGCAGCAACAGTCCCATGATCCGGGGTGAGACCACCCGGGTTATTAGTTGCCCGCTGCGGAATGACACCAAGGGTTTCCTGGATTGCCTTGGTCTCTTCCTGCATGCGGTTCATGTGGTCTGCCCAAACGATGTCAATGTAGTTTCGCTTGGTCGTCCACTCGGGAATTTCGTAAGGATACGAGGCTGCCAATCAAAGTCTCCTTCCTACCGGAGCGGGTACATGCCACCGGAGGATTCCCAGCGCGAGAAGTACTTGTCCAACGCGGGTTGCGAGTAGTAGCCGCCTTGAAGATCCGGGTAGTAGATCGTGTGATCCGGGTTGACCAGAATGATGCTGATACCAGGGTCATAGGGGGTGTAGCTTGGTTCGCGTCGTGGTTCAACTCGTGGTTTCGGGATTTCCGGTTTGGGACCGGGTTCCGGTTTAGGCTCTGGTTCCGGTTCGGGAAGCCGCTCAAACGCGGTAGTCAAATTGAGTTCAGCCCGCCCTAGGCAGCGTACCAGGTGAGCGCGCAAATAAACGTTGACCTCGCACTCGTAGTTGCTTGGCGGCTGCTGAATGTCGGCGCGAACCGCGACACTGATATTCGTGCCTTTGGCCAGCGCTTCTTGCCAAACCACGCGCGTCGTTGGAGTGGAGGACGTGTACTCGTCCTCAATCAAGCTTCTCCGCAGGCCAACATCCTCACCGTTGATCTCGATACAGACAAGCCGCACTGCGTTCTTCTGTTTGGAGACACTGTCAGACTTCCAGTCAGCCTTGGCGGTGAGCACCCAGTACCCGGTTTCCGGGATGGTCAACCCGGCGGGGTATGCCGCACCATGCGAGTCCGCGATCGGGGTCTCAAAGGACACCCGGTACCACCGGTTAGTCGGGATAGTGACCGCAGTGTTCGCGGCCACATAGGAGATCATCTGCTCGGCACGTGCGACCTTGGTGATTCGGTTCGCGACCGTGCCGTAATCGTTCACCCGGTCGGCGGGATCCCTGGTTGCCACCTGCGGGAGAACGCCAAGCGTCTTTTGAGTAGCCTGAATTTCGTTTTGCTGAATGTTGAAATGGGCCGCCCAAATCGGGTCAATGAAGTCCCGCTTTTCAAGCTCGTGTCGAATTCGTGCGGGATAGGTTGCGTCTGCGGTGGGGAAGTCCGTCACGTGGTGATACCCCCCATGGTTTGGATGAAAATGTTGCCGACGTCCGGCAGCTCGTAAGGGGAGAAGGTGATGTCATCAACCCCGATTTGTGGAGCGTCTGCCCTGGCCATGAGGGGAATCGTGATATTGACAACACCCGGGACAGCGGTAAGCGCGCTGTAGACGGCACCAACGGTGAGCCGGGAACCAAAACCAAGCTCAGGGCTGCGAATCAGATTCGTAAGGGTGGTGCGTACCTGGTTTTCGACGACAATGTTTCGCTGGTTGGGGCCGACCGTGAGCCGCATCGGCGTGGTCTCGGTACCGAAATTCACTGGGACCTTGGTGTGCCCCTGCACGGTCACAGTCACCCCACCCATGGCGGCAGCCTGCAGCTCATCCTTAACGACCGCGATGAGATCCGGTGTCGGCTGGCTGCGGTTTGGCCCGGCGATGAACACGGTGACGCTGGTGCTGACAGCCGACACCGCGTAGGCGTGGGTGACACCGGGTACGGTGAGCGCGATACGCGCGTAGTCCTGGGTGGTCACCGCGCGACCGTAGCTGCCGAACGCAATGGCCGCGTTACGCCGGATAGTGTCCAGATCCTCAGGATCGGAGCCACCAGTTGTTGCGGAGGACAGCGGAACCCCGGCACCATCCGTGGCCACGGTTACCCCGGTGAGCTCACCGGATGGGTCCGAAATATACGCAATCTTTCCAGCGACTATGTTCCCCGCTGCACCAACCCCGTGCCGGTATGTTGCAAAAATGCGCGCACCCATCGGGGGAACGGCACCAGAAGTACCATCCCCGAAAACGATCATCGTCGTATTGTCTGCCGTGGGGCGTAGCGTGAATACCATGTCGTACGGGCGGGCGAACAGCAGCCGGGGAACCGGGGTCCACTCAGTAATCCCGTCCGTGGTCTCCACGTACACCCGGACACTGTCATCAATCACACCCGTTTGGGGGATAGCAAACCGCTGATTTGCCATCCCGGTGCTGACGCCGATTTCCACCATGCGCCGGGTACGCCCCTCGGCTACCGCCACCGTTGCGGTGCCGCCATCACCGGGGACGACAACATCCTCAACGGTTTCGAAAATGAGCGGCGAATCAATCGCCTCAATATAATCCGTTGTAAGCTGCGTACCAGCGGGCACGGTAACCGACGGGCCACCAGGGCTGGTGGTGAGAGTCACCGTTCCGGTAGCGGCAATGGTTCCGTGCGGGACGTAGCCGAGCATTTCCGCAAGCAGCAGAACACTGGCCCTGGTAAGCGCGGTTGGCAGAAACGCCTCGCGCAAAAGGCGGTCAATCGCGTAATTATTCAGGTCCGCTGCGTGCGCGAACAGCTCGGTCAGAACAACACCGAAGTCCGCCTCCGACCGGGAGGTCCACTCAGGCATGATCGCCTCAGCGCGCCTGAGAATATCCTCCTTGATGGCGTAGAAATCGGCTGCGGTGTAATCAATAGGCGGATCAGCCACGCAGCACCTCCCTCACACCGGAAGAATTCACAGTGGCGGTGTGCACGTGGCGTGCCCTAAGCGGATCGCTATCCTCCGTGTCCGTGCGCTGGTAGAAAACGTCGATTCGGGACACATTCCCGTCATCCTCGTGCACGGGAATCACGGTTTCCACATTTAGGCCGGGCTCCCACATGTCCGCCTGCTGGGCGACTAGGCGGGAAAGCTCCTGCTCGACGTAGAGAGGGTCTGGGTGGAACAGGTAGTCGGCAACCGGCACCCCGAATTCGGGAAGCATGACACGCTCACCCGGAATAGTGCCGATAATTGAAATCAAGCGCTGCCGGACCTGCCTGTCCACGTCACGGGTGGTCTGAACCGCACCATCCGGCCCAATGCGGAAAGGCAGGTCTATAGCAACAGGCTGGGGAGTGGGCATCAGCTCCCACCCCCAGTCACATGGTGTACTGTAAGGAAAATTAGCGCCTTCATCATCGTCACTGGAGAACTGCAATATAAACTTCATTCTCCAGTGTATTTGGGGCGCTA